CATCCTGAGCGGCAGGCTGTTGCATGCCCTGTTGGGCTGCCTGATACTGAGCCTGTTCGCCGTAACCAGCGTCGGGTAGGTTACGGTTGGCCTGGCTTACAGCCTTGTCGGTCCGCTGGGAGAACTTCCCGGGGCCTGCGGTTGGAGTTCCCATAACCTACCCTTCGCTCACTTCGGCATGTGCTTGTCGGTACCCCGGGTGAGGGCGTCCGGATCGAACGTGCCCGACTCGACCGGCCCGGTCTTCTCCCAGCCATCGAACGGGGCAACCTGCTGAGCGAGCCGGTTGGGACCCATGTTGGCATCCTGTTCGAAATAACTCAGCTCGGGCGGGTCGATCATTCGACCCTTGAGGGAGTTGAACTCACCCTCGGGACCGTGGTCCCCGGCGAAGAGTTCGCCGTTCAGGTCACCCTCTGCGGGGCCTGAAGTGTTGACCTGGTTGAGGCCCATACTTTTCTCCTTACAGTGGTTGCTGACGGCGAGACGATGCCGCCATGGTCGCCTGACCCTTTGAATTGAGGCCAGACAGGAGAGACATCAGGTCGCGGCCTGGCGCTTCTCCGGCTTGCGGCGTTACGCCTGCTGTGTTGACGCCTGCGGCCCCACCAGCACCCGGAGGTCCACCAGGTCCACCAGGTCCCTGTTCGGCGCCCTGAGGGGCGCCTAGAGCGTTCTGAGCGGCAGGCTGCTCCTTGGGCTTGAACACCTGAAGGAGGGCCTCGTGGATCGGCTTGCCCTTCTCTCTCAGCTCGATGAGCTGAGCCATCTTCTGGAGTTCAGGGACCGGATCGAACTGGCCCTGAGACTGAAGAGCCATGGTCGGGATAGCCTGGGCGTAGCCCATGACACCCTGCTTCAACGCATCGGTAAGCTGCTCGTTGTCGATCTTCTGCTGCTCCTGGACTACGTCGATTCCCATGGGCAGCTGACGCTGGAAGAAGTCTCGGGAGATGAGCTGATCTCCTCGAAGCTGAAGCAACCCCACGATGGCACGGGCAGGATCTTGTCCAGCAGCGAACCCGTAAGTGACATCCACGGTGTAATCACCATCGATGTCCTTACTCGGTATATAGGACTCTTCGAATGGTGAACCCTGGACGGTTCCCCTGATAGTCTTCTTGTCATTACCCCACAGCTTCTCGTCCATCTCGAAGGCCAGACCGATAGCCACACGGAGAGCTTCTCCGATGACCTGCTGCCCTGTGGTGATGACCGTGTTGAAGCCACCCATCAGGGCCTGAACGCCCTTGCCGGTGATGATCGAGGCGTCCATGTTGCCCGAGCGCGCCTCGGGCGTGCGAGTGCCTGTACGCAGCTCCTGCTCAAGAAGCTGGGCTTCCTGGAAGGCTGCCTGAGGAACGTCGATCCCGACTCGTCGAACCTTGTCCGGACTGTCTGTGCGGATGATGGCGTCATCGCCGAAGGTCATCTTCTGAACGTCGCGGGGGACGGCCAGGGGTGCACGCACGGTCTTCTCTGTGGCCTCAAGGCCGAGGAGGGCCATGCGGGACTTCGCCAGCTGAACCCATATGGCGTCGTCCATGGCGCCACGGATCTCGTTGTCGTAGCCAGGACGCTTGCCGATGGATACGTAGATCTTACCGAGCGGGTTCTCCATCCGGTCGACCAGCTGGTTGCCCTGCTGCGGCAGGAACATCACCATCTGCTCGTCATCGACATACTTGATGACTTCGATCTCGCGCTCGGCCCAGCCCGAGGTGTCGGCTGCCGTAGTGTTCCCCTGAAGCACCCTGAGGAGCTGGGGGAACTTGGCCACCAGGTGGATGGCTTCTTCCCGCCACACCTTGGTGTACGCCTTCAGACGCCCGAAGGCGTCGAACTCAGGGTAGACACCCATAGGGTTCTCGACCCTGATGTGAGGACGCTTGGTGGTGAAGTCCGGTTCGATGACGTAGATCGCCATACCGTACATCAAGTAGTGGTCTGAGATGTTGATCTGCTTCCCGGCGTACAGCCGGGACTCATACAGGTACCAGGAGGCGATCTTCGTCTTCTTGGAGTTGAACTGCTTGGACTTGTTCGACGAGCTGATGCTCGTCGTGCAGTTCACGGAGGGCATGACGCCCATCACCTCGGACATGTCCCGAAGGCTGGTGTCCACCAGGTTGGCCACGATAGGCTTGGGCCATGCGTCAGGCATGGACCCGGGGATCACTGTATCGATGTCGCCAGACCGGACGTCATGGACGTCCCGGTGGCGCTGATCCCGGTCCCTAGCGGCCCGCCTCAGTGACTCGACGCGTGATGCGATGTTTTCGAGTGTGTAGGCCATGCCACCTCCTTAAGTTAGCTGGGCTTGCCGACTTTCAGCAGCTTCCAGGTGAGCGGACCGAAGTGGCCATCGGCATCGCCCTTGAGTTCAGCGTGCTGCGTCTGGAACCACTTGATGCCCTTGCGGTCGGCCGGTCCGAAGACCGGGCCGGGACCAACCTTGTAACCTCTGTAGCCAGCCTTGACGAGCGCCTTGCCGACTTCGGTTACGAGCTTGTTCGTCCGACCGTAGAAGAAGTACTTGTCTCCGGGGAAGGGAGCGTAGACCGGACTGGGCTTGGCCGCAGACAGAGCGGGCATGGGACCGGGGTCGACATGACTGTTACCCGGTACCTTGTTGTGTCCGTACTGTCCTCCCACTCGAAGCCAGGTGTCAACGGAAACGGTCTCCCGAACGAAACCCTTGGGAGAACCTCCCACCCAGACAAGCGAGATGCCAAGGCTGCTGATCCAGGCAGTGAGTTCGTCAAGGTTCTTGCACGGGGTGTCTCGGACTGTCGCATACTTCTTCCCGTTGACTGTCTCGTTCTCGGTGAACACGATCTCGATCTGGATGTTGTACTTGCCGGTCCGGTTGGTCCGGACCGAACCCGCGTTCTGAAGCGAGAGGCTTCGAGAATCGGCGGGGAAGAACTGGGCGATCTGTCCAGTGAAGGGATCCCACAGGATGTGAGGCGCCACGTCGGCGCCACCGCCGGTGAACCAGCCCAGCTCGTTCTTGAACGTGTGGTCACTGGAGTTCGAGGTGATGTGCCAGGTGACGCGTGAAGGGCCACCATCCATCACCCCAGTGTTCCCCAGCGAATGCTTCTCCGCTCCCGGGAGCCAGAGGTCTACCATGGTGTCTCCTTCGTCAGTTCCATCCGAAGCCAGCATCAGGTATCTGGCTCAGGTAGTCGAGGTCTACGGTGATCTGCTTGCGCTTGTCGCGCTCGGACTGGTACTCGTTGCTGATGTGGAACACCGACTCGATGTCGTTCACGAGTTCACGTGCTCGGGTCTCTGCGAACCAGAGGGCCATGACCGTGTCCTGCTTCGCCTTGCTCTGCGGGAACCAGGTTGTGAGCTGCTCCACCAGGGCTTTGACGCCCTCTTGCTGGCTGCGGCTCGGCAAGCGGATCAGGCCACGGTCTTCCAGCGCTCCATCGAAGAGCATGCTCATAGAGGCGACGCCGAAGTCGGCGTCGTTCTTGTTGGCTCCGGTGAAGTGCTCCTTCAAGATGGTGCCCCGGGAGCCGAGGAAGTTCCTCAGGTCCCGGTTCTGCGTGACCATCAGGTTCATCGCGTTCTTCTCGATGACCCACTCGTGCATGTGGTACTTGACGGTCCAGTCCTTCAGCTTGTCGAAGAGGTCGTCTGGCTTCTGGTTGGGCGCAGTCCAAACGTCCAATACGTACCGCATCCCTGACATTCGATCGACACCGAGCACCAGTGCCGCAGCATGCCCTGTGATTGCAGGGTCAAAGCCTCCGACAACGTAGAGTCCATCCATGCCATGGGGTCGATGTCCCGGAGCCCCGGGTGACATGAGTCCGGCTGCCCGCATTCCGTCGACGGAAGCTGCAACCTTATTCGCTGGGAAGATCGCATCTTCAACCACCTGCTCCTGTTGGTAGACCATCTTCCAGTTCTGGGCCGACGACGTTGCCCGTCGTCGTGCTAGCGCTCGTCCTGAGTGCCAGGGGTAGAGGCCGTCTGCGTTTGTCTGTACCAGCTTTCTTGTTCCCAGCGAGACCGGGGGTCGGTTGGTCCAGGGTGCGAGAACAGTCCAGTCATCTGGCGACTCTGCGAACTCCAGGACAGCAGGCTGAGTGAGGTAGGTCCATGGAGACTCTTCGTCCTGTCCGTACCACTCAGGCTTCTGTATCTCAGAGTAGAGCTCAACCGGGGCCAATCTTGTCCCGACGAGTAGAAGAGTCCCTCCAGGATAGGTGAGTCGGTTGATGACCTCTCGCTGGATCCAGTCGATCTGCTTCTCGAACTCATGGGCGTTCTTACCTGTCACTGTGTCGTCGAGGATGATGACGTCCGCACGGTTACCGTAGATCTGGCCGTTCATGCCCAGAGCCTGGACTGTCGGGGTGGCTTCACCGGAGTCTCGGGCTTCGGCGTTCACGTAGATAGAGTCGGCGGTCCACGACGCCGAGTTGGCGTCGAACCCGCCTTCTGGTGCGAAGTCATGTTGGAGCTTACGGTAGCTGGGGTTCACTCCAGACAGGCGATCCTTGATCGCCCTGAGGAACCTCTTGGCCATCTCCTGTGTCTGCGACACGATGATGATGCGGATGTTCGGGTCCTGACAGATTCGCCACGTGGTGTAGTTCACCGTGATCGTGGTGGACTTGCTGTGCTCCGGAGGAGTGTTGATGATGACCATTCCAGGGTCACCCTGCTTGAAGATCTGATTCTCGTGCAGATTCCTCGGCGGACGTCCCTCAAGGACGTCGTACCATTGGAGCTGGTGGTTGAACAGCTGGGTGTCCAGGTACTTCATGCAGAACTCTGGGAAGTCGGGAACTTCGACTTTGTCGAAGGTACCCTTGACGGTCTCCATCTTGGACAGGCGGCCGTACTCGGAACGGAACTCCTTGTCGGAGTCCTTGTAGTACTGCACGGCCTGCTTGGTGATGCCAAGGTCGGAGATAGCCTTGGACATCGGGATGCCGTTCCTCAGGTAAGTGAGGATCGTGTCCTTCTTCTCCCGCGTGGTTCTGTTGACTGGCCTGCCCATGGGTTCTCCTCGCTATGTCATACAGGACAACTTTGATCACCCTTCGGTGATCCACCTTGTCCACCTTGACCCTCAGGCTTACCCCTTAGCACCTTCTCCACGGCCGAAGGGCCGTGGTACTCAGCGGGGAGAGATTCCGCGAAGAGGATGGGCTCACTGTAGGCAGCCCTTCAGGCTGCCCTTATATAGGTTAACTGTAGGACGCCTTTAGGGCGTCCTCTAGTAGTACTAGCTAGACGGCTCCTCCCTGGGGTCGGAGCCTCTAGTTACTTAGTACTACTTATATAGAGGAGGCCGTCTTGGCACCTCAGGACGGCTTGGAGGCAAAGTGTTACCAAACCTTTACCAACTACTTCGGAGGGTAGTCAGATCCGAGGCAGATGGTTACTCTGTGTAGATGGTGGAGGAGTCAAGTTTCCTGGGAGATTTACTATGGGTCTCACACCTACACCTACCTCGCCCGTTTAACAACCCCGGGTCGACATGGTAGGCAACGGCGTGACATGGCCTGATTTGACCCATGTGGTGGCTTGATCCACACATGAGCAGCATGAGCAGCATGTCAGGCGTGTCCTGATTGGACCAGGATGTGATGCTAGTACATATGATGACAGATGGTCCACTATGTACATGATCTGCCTTCATATGCATGGCGATGGGGCTGATTTGCCTTGGAATCGAAGGCGGGACAGTCACTCTCCCATGGATACACGGGCCATGGATAAGCACGCTCACATGAGCAGCAGCTTTATCAAACGAGCACATACACACGCTATATAGGGGACACCGAGGCGCGGTTGCACCAGCAACCTTTGCTCTAGAACCAGACATTCATGGACGTTCTACCCCAGCTTTGTAGCAAGTTATGTAGCACGCGCCAGCACTATGTCCTCAGTGTCCGTTCTGCCTTGCTTCCCCCGCTATCTCACTCACACGCTGCCTGAGCAGCGTGGTCCATGATTCTTTAGGGAATCTCGGCGTTCACCCATGGCCACGCACAGGCAAACAAGAGGCCTTGCCAACACCTCTGACCTGCGATGCTTGACGAGATTCGAGCAAAGGGCCAATGTTCTCGTTGTCAGCACAACACACCGACAGAGCGGAGGTCAGGGAGCAGGTAGGCAAGAGCAGGTGAGCGCAGGGCCCACAAAGGCCGAGGTAGCACCTGGAAACACGCACCTTGATAACTGGATACCGCAGAGCCCCGGGTGACAGACCCGAGAGCTACCGAAGCCCCTCGGGGCGCGTAGGTGTGGCTTGGGTCCGGTGGGTAACGCCACCGGGGATGACGGTGAACCGTGAAAAGCGGCTCTGCGGTAACGACATGCAAAGCCAGCGAGGAAGCTGGCCGGTAGATACGCCCCAACCTAGGCAGCGAGACGCACTAGGCCCCGCCAGGGGTCAGGGTGCAGCGCAGGAGGGCATACCGCGTAGGCCGATGTACAGGCCTTCAAACAACCAATGTCCAACGCAGGTGAGGGAAACTGAATCTCACCGCTCCCCCGCTGGGGGTGTGTCTAGGTCGTAGACTGAAGCACATCGCTGGCACGGGAGGGGTGAGGCTAGGTTGGGCCCACGCTCGGGACCGAAACCCGAGCCACCTGCATTCCCTGTAAGAGCCATCGGATGGACAGACTGAAGCGTATGTGGTAGGTCTGTCCATCCTCTTGGCTCCGCAGAGAAGCACGCACGGCGCAAGCCGTGCTGCCGGAGCCTGTGACTACGTCACGAGGCGAAGGAGAACGATCATGAGGACACTGAAGAGCAAGGTCACCGGACAGGTTGTCGGTAGCACCTGTGGACTCAGGAAGGACGGCTCTGTGGCCGTCCTTTACGACGACAACCAGATCGCCTGGTACAACGCGGTCAAGTTCAACGCACTGTTCGAGGTGGTGTAGCCATGGCTCATTACATCAAGCTCCCCGAAGACAGGGAGCACAGGGTGAGGCTGAGCGTCATCAACACCCACAAGGGGTGGACGATCGCTCGGCACAACTCATCAGGGCTGATGTTCATCTTCCGCCCTGATGGCAGCAAGTACGGCCAGACTCAGACGGAAGCTGGTGCTCGCATCATGCGCAGCAAGGCAATGAGCAAGCCTCACACGGAGGCTGATCACGCCACGGATCAGGAGCTGGTGGACTGCGACGTCTGCTTCCCTCCTCTCCCCCGCTGCAATTGCGGTAACCCACGCAGTCCACGGATGGACCTCTGTCCCGACTGCCACTCGGCACGGATGGACAGAGAGTCACCGAGGATTCCATGGTGACCATCACCATCGTAGGGCTGTACTTCTTGGTACAGCTCGGATGCAACTGGAGTAACAAGTGATCATGTACGCACTCAACACCATCTTCGCTCTGTTCGGGCTGGTGGTGTGGTACACGATCTTCAGGGTGACCTACAAGGTAGGCCTGAAGATCCTCAAGCTGTTCAAGTAGTCAGGCAGCCTGGTTGGCAAGCATCTACGTTCGAGCCGTAGACAGGCACTCGGGCACCCCGTAAGGGTGCCATTGCAGTAAGGGAGCATGGACATGGGTGAATACGTCTACGCCTGTGGCGCATCAACGGCGGACGGGATGGCCGACATGATGCACGAACACCTTGGTAAGGACATGATCGCACTCATCTGGGTGAACTCGGCCCGCAAGCATCGGATCACTCTCGCCGCGATCGGCGGCGAGAACGTTGCTTTCTGGTTTGAGGGCAAGCGGTACGTGAAACACATCAATGACGTGTTCGGCCAGGGGCCGACACTCGTCCTGTCTTAGAGGTGATCCAAATCCGAGCGACAGGTATCCAAGCCTGGCGAGAGGGTGCAACTCCCTCCCCGCTCACTAGGGCAGCGCGCAAGCGCTGCCTTGATCCAAGGGAGACGGACATGTTCAACACCATCGAAGACGTCAAGCGTGCCAACAAAGCTGCCGGACTCCATTGGTTCGAAGAGGGCGCGATGGCGTTCTTCGACTCCATCATCTACCCCGAGCTGATCCAGCACCCGGAGGGCGCGTACTTCATCTCCTCGGGGAGGTTCGACTCTCGCTCTCCCCGCCTGTTCACGGTTCGCTTTGCGAACCTGGAAGGTCGGGTGAACTCGGTCAGCGAGTTCCAGGGGTTCAACACCCAGGAAGATGCCTGGCAATGGGCGCTGGACCACAAGGACGCATGGATTCGGTCCCACTCGGAGGAAAGCGCCTGAATGGGGTTGACGGGGCATAAACTAGCCCCAAGGGTGACTGATGCATAAAGCTAGGCAGACACTCAGGTTCGAGTCCTGAGCACCCACTAGCACGCCCTCAAGGGCGTGTGAACAAAGGGAATGGAGATTCACATGAGCATCACCCTCAGCAAGGCTGATGGGGCGAATCCTCTCGACGGCATCACCACCATGGGTGTTGGTGTCTCGTGGGATCCCTCAGCCGGAGGCAAGGGTGGAATTCTGGGCTTCGTTCGCCGTGAGGTGGGTGTCGACCTGGATCTCATCGCTGTACTCTTCGTGGACGACGAGCCTGTTCGGTTCGCCGGTCTGGACTCCCTCGATCCGCTGGGCAACGGTGGCATCGTGCACTCTGGCGATGCTCAGACC